TGAGAGCCGTGGCAACCATGGTATCATGTATTCTTCCTTTAACTTCTATTCCTAGGGTGGTGAGCCATCCGATATCATACTGTGCATTATGAAACACTTTCTCAATTGAACCGTCTTCACATATGGACTTAATATATTCAATAACTTTCTTTTCATCCATGTTACCACTTTCATGCTGTATAGGATAATATCCTGCAAAACCATCAGCTGCGATGGCAATTCCAATTACATAACCCCTTTTTGTTGGCCATCCTGGACCTGCCTTCATCAGCTCCGTATCACACGTCTCCAGATCGATTGTCACACGATCACGTGTGGATAAGTCCGGAAATGTAGTGGGCGCAACCCATTCTGAATCTACTGCTGGTGGAAATAGGCTTCTCATTTAGTCTCCTTTGCTAGTTTTTTAACGTGTTTTTTAGTTATTTCTCCCATAATTTCACCCCTAGACTTCTTAGGAGTGTATCGATCTTCAAGAAGTAGCTCGGCATAGTGGATAACTTTTTCCACGTCTTGCTTCCCTCCCTTGATGCTGTGTCTAGTAATGTACTTGACAATGTTTCCCTCGTACCATCCAAGTTTATTCTTGACAATGTAATGACTAGGCTGGATTGCCATTCTTTTATAATGGTCTCCCCCTATTTGTTTTTTATGAGCGCTCATATATGGAATCCTCCATAGTCCTGTGGCTGCACCACATGTAGTGCTTCCTTGGCTCTGGTCACCCCTACATAGAACACCCTGCATTCATTATCGGGATCTCTGTGCATCGCCAACCGAGCTTTTCTTGAGATATCAGTAAGAAGCATTACATTATCGGCTTCTCCCCCCTTGGACGCGTGAATGGTGCTCAGCTGTATTCGTGGTTCATCCGTAAGTGAATAGTTCCTTGCCTGCATGGCGCGGATGAAATCCTTGTCATCATTTCCCACTTTATCAAAAGCGATATCCCACGGTTGTGCGGCCACCTCTCCCATCAATCCTTGGCGCATTACCAGTTCTTCCATTCCATATCTCTCCTCTGTAGCTGTCTTTAAGTGCTTGTAGCCATGCTCTATTCCAATCTGCGTGGACATGTAGGAATAAATACTCTTGACATCCTCCAGGTCTATTTCATCCCCTTCAGTTAATTTTCCCCAGCAGTCAACGGCGTTTAATAATTTTTTAGAGACAGGCAGTTTTTCATTCCTCATGTATACTATTCCTTCAGAACGAAGATCAGTTTCCATACGGGAAAGTAGATACTGTGTTCGAGCCTCTATAAGCCACGTTCCTTCTGCGGATAAGTCCACACTTCCGGGGACGCTGTGGTACCGCACCAAGCCTTTTTTATTTGTTCCCCTCCATTCCTTCGGGTGCCGGTATTCCACGCGGTCTATGATTTCCTGCGATAAATTCTGAACAGAAATTGGACAGCGATAGGACTGCTTAAGAACTTTTTTATTTCCTTTCAGGTTAATGAAATGATTTGCATCGGCTCCTGCAAATCCGTAAATGGCTTGATCATCATCCCCTCCATAGTATATCTTTTGAACATTTTCCTTAAGCTTATCAATCATGTTTAATTGCAACCGGCACAGATCTTGCGCTTCATCCACGAAAATAACGTCGAGAGGAGGAACCATTCCCTCTTCATTGTAATTTTCAATCATGTCAGTAAAATCAATCAGATGCCTTTCTTTTTTATATTTCTCAAACGCCTCATGGGTCCACTTAAGTTGCGGCCAGTGATGTGCCATGTTTTTTTCATTATAATATTCCTGTAGGCTGAGGCAGCGCATCCTAGCTTGGTTAACAGCAGTTAAAAGTTCATTGTCAACTGTTATGATTCCTGAGCCGACAGGTCCTTCACTTATGTATCCTAGATTCATCCCAAATTTACTGGCAAATTCCTTATAATGTTTCTTGGACATGACCTGTGATTTGGATAGGCCTAGTTCATGAAAGGCTAAAGAATGCAGCGTTCTGAAGTAAGGAAGATGCTGTTCTTCCAGATTGAATTTTTCCATTGCCCGGTCCCTCGCCTCGTTAGCCGCTTTCTTCGTGAAAGTGACAAACGCGATGCGGTCCGGATGAACCCCTCTTGCCATCTCCTCTTCCGCCAGGGTGAGAAGCGCGTGTGTTTTTCCTGTACCAGGTGGTCCGTATATAATGTTATTTGTTGGCATTTAAAATCCTTTTTGTTTCTATTCGATGGCAATTGGCGCATAACACAATGCACTTTTCCCATTCTTTTTTCATCTTCTCGAATTGTTTATAACTTGTCCGCCAATGGGACGCCACGGCGATAATTTTATTAGAAGGATCCACATGATGATGGTCCAGCGCCTCTGGCTTTCCTTTATAACCGCAATGGGCGCATCCCTTCTTCATTTTTTCCTCATTCATTGACCTACTAATAAGATCATAAATTCTTTTTTTCTGTTTTTTACCGTTTTGCAGATGTTTTTCAAAAGATTCTGGACTCCTCCAATCCTCAGCATACGTACCGTCTTTTTTTAACCTATTAGATCTGATGCTTACAAACCTGTATCCATCTTCCCTAACCTCTCCAAATTTTCTTTTAGAATGGGATGTCATCGTCTTTTTCTCCTTTCACTTCATGTTTTGAGTCCGGTTGCTGATACGCAGGAACCCACCATACACGAATAAAATTCTTTTTAATATTCCATCTATGGGACCTCTCTGAATCGTCCAGCTTCTCACCTTCTTTCAAACTTTTTGTTTGAACGTCTCGTAGTCTAGTAATAACCTGCCCTATGTTATAGTCAGTAAATTTATGCCTCGCCAAAAAATCCATCAGATCGTTCAGCCGGAAATAGGTTTTTCCCTTCTCCGTCCATGGCTTATGAAACTTAAGATCGTCACGTGTAAGGGCCTGCGCACGGCCAGTGCAAAACTCCTGGAGGAAAGTCTCAAACTGACCGGAGACAGAGCCGTCATCAGAGGCGTCGATTTCGACCATGTCCTTGCTTTGCATTAAGGCATCAATCTTATCAGTCCACGATGATTGCTTTTCAAAAGGAGGCATGGTGTTTAAAACATTCATGCATATCCTTTGAAACTTTTGTTGGTTCTGTAGTTCTTCTGTTTGTAATTCCAGTCTTGTGTGCCCCACCTGCAGGAACCATACAGGAGGTTCCGTTTTTAATTTGGACAGGCCTGTTATCTCCAGCGGGCCGTTTCCCCCGCCTATTCCGTGCTTTCTTGTTCGGCACAGCTTGGCGTTGCAATAAGCATTGATTGGCGGCTCCTTGCATCTATAGTTATAAGATTTTTTCTCCAGCTGTTTTTGAACTATGACCACTTCCTGTGCACCAAGCGGAGGGTTCATGTAATCACGGTTATGCTCCTCCAATAAAGATTTCCAGTTGTCAGGATCAAACTTTCTTAGATAAACTCCAATGTTAAACAGTCCGTTGTTTCGTGTCCCTTCCGGAAATCCTTGTGTGCATAATTGCTGAAGGCATGGTGGGCCATCCTTGATTACTTTTTGTGGTATTTGTATGGAAATTTTACTTATGTCTGAAATGACATAATTTTTATATAAGTTTATGAATTCTTGTAGAGTTGCCGCTATGCCGTCGTCCTTGTAGGCATAGCGTTCGGTTTTTTTGGCGTTGTAATAAGGTAAGTTTAAAAAATTTCCCAAGTCTCCTTTTTCCAGGAGAATGCTTGATTGCTTGGGGAACAGTTCTGCATTGGAATACCCTATGCTGGCTGAAATTTCTTTTAATTTTTCTCTGACCAGTTTAGCTGCGATTGGTTTAACAAAAAATATAAATAAATGGAGACCACCGCTCTTTGACCGGCAAGGAACGATGGGCAGTTTAAGTTTTCTTATGGAAGATATTATTTTATTATAATCAATAGGATAACTATCAATATCAATGCAGCCCCACTTGGAAGTGTTATCAGCCCTAATAGGAATGATCCCCAAAGAAGGACCTTTGCCAGCAAGGTGCGCCTTCCACAATTCATCTGTAATAAGTTTTTTTTCAATGTATGACTTTCCCTCCTGCTTACCGTCAGCACGTTTCCCTTCGGAGCGGTGCTGACCATAAGCCCTGTCTAAGCCTTCAAATATAAGTTTGAACTCCTCCACTAAACCACCTATAACGATACGCCCTAAAAGGGTATATCGTCTTTGTCGTTAGGAAGTGTGGGCGCCTCTTTGGCGACCTCCACCTCTGCTACTGGTTTAGCTTCGACATCTCCTCTTGAGGCTGCTGTGGAAAATGCTTTGGATTCATTATAGACATCCGCATCCTCAACTTGACCAACTTTCTCAATTTGATACCCGAACCAACTTCCTCGATCATTGGACTCACTAACAGTAGAGAGTTTGTAAATCATGGAATAAGTCGGTGGAGTAAACATCCCGGATGGACCCTTGATTTTTTGAGACAGCATCAAGCTATTCCAACGTCTGCTCTTTTTCAACTGAGTAGAAGTCATGCTGATAACAGCCTGTGAATAACTTCCGTCTTTATCAAGAATCATCACATAGTGGTAAGCCGTGGTTGCGATATAGTTACCATTAGGTAATATATCCTTCCTTGTCATGCCATCTCGTTTTGTCTGGGACAAGATTCCGCTATCGGCGCTGTGCGCTTCCACGAATCCTCCCCCCTGTTCACGAGGTTTCCATTCCACATATCGCAGTTGGTACAAAACAGGAATAATATCTATAGTGGCACTTACTTTCTGTGACACAGTGTTATAGAATTGTCCTACTTTCGCCCCCTCTACGTACTCCGCTTTTGACGGATTTATTTGTGGGCTTCCGGATTGAAGAATGTTGATGTAAGGAATGGCGATGTCCCTTGATATGTCAAGTTTATCGAATCCACTTGCATCCTTTGAATCACTAGCAAGAGTTGCTAGATCAAGTGTTGCCGCTTTCGCGACTGCTTTAGTCTGTGCCATATGGCCGTCCTCCTTTAGTTTTTAATTGTTGTTTTTTGTCCGACGTAAGCTCCTAACAAGTCCATAGGCAGTTTACTGCCTGCTTCATGTTGCTCACGTATAAATGCGCGAAGGGTGGAAGGTTCGACCCATTCACGTTGCGAGGATTGATATCCTTGATCACTCAAGTGAGATAGTAATCCTCTAGCTTTCTCATCTTCATTCCTCCCAAAGCTACAAGAGACTTGGTTCTTTATTAAATCACCAAACCCGTTGTTCCTGAACCAATTGAAAGCAGCTTCTTTTTTATCATCCTTTATGGACGCACCGTAGTAGTTTCCCACTTTGATGAGCCTGCCATCAGCCAGTTTTAACTCTGATAGACCAACCTCCGCGAAGAGATTGGGTAAAACATTTTCTGATAAATGCTTTTTATAATCCTTTTTCTTTTTTAATTCTTTTTCAATATCGCTGATCTCTTTGTCCGTATCAGCAATGTCATTCGCCACTGCGCCAATCTTACCCATGCTATTAGGGGCAGTTGCGCCCGCATCTTCTTGCATTTGTTTTAATAAATTATTCATTTCTACCTCTCAAATCTATTTCTATATCATAGTATCGTTTCTCATCGCGGTCCCACTTCAGGACTTTGAACTTTCCTCCATTTACATCACTGGCAACTGCACCAGCAAGCGCTATTATAGCAGGGTCTCCCATTAAAAGCAAGTAGTCATTATCGTTGAAATCCTTGAGTTCTTGCTGAAGCTTGAACGCCAAAGGTCCGGATGATAAAACTATCTGCCTGTTATCAGGAAGAACAACTTTTAAATCGCCAAACTTTTCAGCTGAACGAACATTTCTTCCCATCTCTTGTAAAACGTAAACTGTCATTTAAGTTTAACCCCGTCCACAAATAATATTTTTCTTCCTTCGTTATCTATTTTTTCGGTAAGCCGTAATGCAGTCATCCATTGAGACGGCGTCATTCTAATATCACCAAGTCCACGGATGATTTGATTTTTGGCTTTTGCAAAAGCCACTCCATCATAGTACCCATCTTTATAAATTTTTTTAATAAGTCTTCTCATGAAAAATTTTGCAAAGGGCATAAAACCCATATGCCATCTAATTTTTTTTTCTGTGTGCCACTTAATCATGCTGCTTTCACCTTTCTTAAAACGCGTTTAGAACTTGGACGTTTAGTAAACTTAGGCTTATGTTTTTCATAAGCAACTGAAGACCATGTAACTTTTTTAAGTCTTTTACCACCAGTTTGTTGATAATTTTTATTCATATTTCTCCTTCTAAATTATTTCTTGACTCGGATTATATACTATGATAGAATGCTTGTCAACATTAGAAATTAGAATGTATAAATTTAAAACGAAGCCGTATGAGCATCAACGTGATGCTTTAAAAAAATGCTGGAACAAGGAAGCATTCGCCATCTTTGCTGAGATGGGAACTGGCAAAACCAAGATTGCATTGGATAATGCATGCATACTTTATAACCAGGGAAAAATTGACAGACTATTAGTTGTCGCTCCGAAAGGGGCGTACATGACCTGGGCAGACCAAGAAATTCCCACGCATGTTCCGGACTATGTTGAAAAGAAAGTAGTGGTATGGAGGCAATCCACAAGCCAGAAATACATGTCAGAATTAAGATCAATGATGAATAATAATTTTGAATTGAAGATCATGGTCATGAACGTTGAGGCATTTTCCACCAAGAAAGGAGTGGATTTCGCCAAGCTTTTTTTAATTGGAAAGTCAATGATGATCGTGGATGAAAGCACGACAATCAAGAATCCAAAGGCAAAAAGAACAAAGGCCATACACGCTCTTCGTGATGAAACAAAATACAGAAGAATTTTAACAGGATCCCCAGTCACACAGTCTCCACTTGATCTGTGGGCGCAGATGGATTTCCTGGATCCCTATATATTGGAACAATCCAGCTACTATGCATTCAGAACACGCTACGCTGTCATTATCACAGCCAATGCGGCTGGAGGAACTCATACTTATCAAAAGATACTTAAATTCAAGAACTTAAAGGAACTAGGGGAACTGGTATCGCCTCATTCCTACCGCATACTCAAGAAAGACTGTCTAGACCTGCCGGATAAGGTATATGTAAAGCGTTACGTCGAATTAACGGATGAGCAGAAAAATGCTTATGCTCAAATGAAAGAAAATGCCTTAGCCACTCTTAATGGCTCTTCGGCCACGGCGTTCAACGTTCTGACGCAATTGATAAGGCTTCATCAAATTACCTGCGGCCACATGGCCACGGACAGTCATGACATCATTGACATTAAAAGCAATCGCCTCGATGAGCTCGTGCAGATTCTCGGGGAGAATTCAGGAAAGGTGATCATATGGGCCAATTACATCTATGACATTAACCAGATTAAAAAAGCGGTTGAAAAGGAATTCGGGGAGGATTCATACTGCACCTACTACGGCGCAACGTTGGCCAAGGACAGGCAGAAATGCATTAATGATTTTCAAGACCCTAATTCTCCCGTGCGTTTCTTTATTGGGAACACGCAGACGGGTGGGTATGGAATCACGCTCACGGCAGCGAGCACTGTCATATACTATTCAAATAATTATGATCTGGAGAAAAGAATACAATCAGAGGATCGTGCCCATAGAATAGGACAGATGAACAAGGTCCTTTACATAGACCTAGTGGCGAAAGGGACCGTCGATGTAAAAATCATACGATCCCTTCGGAACAAAGTCAACATCGCTAAAGAAATCAGCGGTGAAGAACTTATTACTTGGATTTAATCAATCTTTATTGATCTGGCCTTCTTTCCTTCCGGAAGAATGCGCTCCAGTGTGATTTTTAACAGACCGTCTTTCAGCTCTGCCCCCTTCACCTCAACATCATCAGCAACAGTGAACGCCTTGGAGAAATAACGCTTCGCGATTCCCTTGTGAATCACGTTGTTGGTCTCGTCCGAGTCCTTCTTTATTGA